AAAGGCGCGCGGAAGTTTCGGCGCCAGGTCAGTCGTACGCGTGCAGCGAACATGGCTCGGCCAGGACGCGGAGGTTTCCGGCTGTGAGTTGCTACTTCCCTTTGCCTGCCTATGAGGCGAAAGGGCAGGTTAAAATTGGTAGAGCGCCCGGGAAAGCGAGTTCGGCTGACCTGGGCGTTCCCACATCTCCTGGCCGTACTCTCGAGCTGCCGTGCGGCCAGTGCATCGGTTGCCGTTTGGAGAAAGGGAAGCAGTGGTCGATTCGAATCATGCATGAGGCGCAGCTCTATGACTCGAATTTGTTTTTGACGTTGACGTACTCGCCGGAGAATCTGCCGGCGTCGTGTTCGTTGGAGTATTCGGATTTCCAGGGATTCATGAAACGTCTCCGAAAGGAGGTGAAAGGTGTTACTGCGACTTCGTCGGGGAAGCGTCCGGTGCGTTTTTTCTGCGCAGGTGAATACGGTGAACGTTTTGGTCGACCGCACTTTCATGCGATTCTCTTTAACGCGTGTTTCGCGGATAGTGTTTCTCTTTGCAATGGTACGCTTCGGTCGGCGACAGCTGAACGTCTTTGGCAGCGTGGGAATGTGGTCATCGGCAGTGTCACGCCTGCCTCGGCTGCTTACGTAGCGGGTTATTGCATGAACAAAGTGTACGGGCGTGCAGCTGCCGATCACTATGAGGACGTTGTGAATTTACAGACGGGCGAGGTTACGGCTCGTCGTCCAGAGTTTTGTACAATGTCGTTGCGTCCTGGAATTGGATCGGAGTGGTATGCTCGTTTCGGTGGCGATTTGTTTCCGAAGGATCATGCGATCCAGGACGGTCGTGCTTACAAGGTTCCGCGGTATTACTGGCGGAAATTTCAGGAGAGTGGAGATGCGTACGAGGTTGAGCGTGTATCCGATGGACGGTACGAACGTGCCAGGGAGCGTCCGATATCGGAAAGCTCGGAAGAGCGCAGACGCGTTCGTGCAGAAGTGGCAAAGGCCCGGGTGCAGTTGTTTCACACACGGAGCCTTTGATTGTGCCCGTCACGGGCTGCGCTTTGCGCATGGTGACGGGAGTGTTGCGTCGGTACAGACACTAACGTCTGTCGGCGAAGTGGTGCAGCAGCTAAACCTTTTTCAGGAGGTCATGGGTGAAAGTGTATAGTCTTTTGGACCGGAAGGTCCGTGAGTTTGGTCAGCTGGTGCTGGCGCGGAATGATGAAGAAATCCGTCGAATTGTCCTGGATTCGGTTCCAGGCTCGAACTCGGTGATGTCGAAGCATCCCGAGGACTTCGACGTGTTCTGCGTTGGTGAGTTCGACCAGGATAGCGGTCGGCTTACGGTGGCCGACGCGAAGCTGGTCGTGAACGTGGGTCAACTTTTGGAGGTGCTCGTCAATGCCAACTCGTAAGCAGCTGCGCGTGGTGGAGCCGACGCGGTTCGCGATGGTGCCGCGGAATGATATCCCGCGTTCGGCGTTCGACATTTCGTTCACGCATAAGACAACGCTGTCGGCTGGCTTCCTGGTGCCGTTGTACGTCGATGAAGTTCTGCCAGGTGACACGTTTCGTGTGCGTATGACGGCGTTCGCTCGGCTGGCGACGCCGATCGTGCCGGTGATGGACAACTTGATCCTTGAGTCGTTTTTCTTTTTCTGTCCGAACCGGCTGGTGTGGTACAACTGGCAGCGTTTCATGGGTGAGAAGAACTCGATTACAGATACAACGGAGTTTCTCACGCCTCAGGTGACGTTCAACGCTGGTCAGGTCAACGTGGGGACGTTGCCCGATTACTTCGGGCTGACGAATCCGTCAGGAGCTAACACGCTGACCGTGAACGTGCTGCCGTTCCGCATGTACAAGCTGATTTACAATGAGTGGTTCCGGGACGAGGATTTGATCTCGCCGGTGAACGTCCCAAGTGATGAGGCCACGGAAGCGGGCGCGACGAACGTGAATTTGTTTCGGCGCGGAAAGCGGTTTGACTACTTCACGAGTTGTCGGCCGTGGCCGCAAAAGCCGTCTAACTCGTCGGCGATCATGGCGATGGATGGCGCGTTGATTCCTGGCGGTGGAATGATCTTCCCGCAGTCGGGTGCGCCCGTGACAGGGCTTGGAATTTTTGGTGGTCCGACTCCGGGAGCGTCGCCGCCAGTTCGTGAGGCTGGCGGTCGTACGGAAACCTGGCCGGTGAATGCGTTCGCGAGTACTGATCTGGTGATCAAGGCTTCACCGGAAAACATTTTCCCGGACGTTCGGGTGTTGATCAATGATATTCGGACGGCGAACCAGGTGCAGCTGCTGCTCGAGCGGAATGCTCGAGGTGGGACGCGTTATACGGAGTTGGTACGATCGCATTTCGGTGTGGTGTCGCCGGATCTCCGGTTGCAGCGCCCAGAGTTCCTGGGCGGTGGTCGTGCTCATGTGACGGTGAACCCGGTGGGTCAGACGTCGGCAACGGGTATCACGGGAGGTTCGACGGTGCTCGGCGAGCTCGCCGGAGTCGGTTCTGCGATTGCCGACGGTCACGGGTTCACGCAGTCGTTTACGGAGCATGGTTTCATTATCGGCATGGTGAATATCCGTGCCGATTTGTCGTATCAGCAGGGTGTCAATCGCATGTGGTTCCGTCGATCGATGTTTGACTACTATTTCCCGGCGACCGCGCATCTGGGTGAGCAAGCGGTCCTGTCTCGGGAAATTTTTGCGGATGGGAGTGCAGGAGACACGGATGTGTTTGGTTATCAGGAACGTTGGGCGGAGTACAAGTACAAGCCGTCGATGGTGACGGGGTTGTTCCGCTCTACGCATGCGACGCCCATTGATTTCTGGCATTTTGCCCAGGAGTTCTCGGTGCGTCCGGTTTTGAACGAGACGTTTATCCAGGAAGATCCGCCGGTTGCTCGAGTGCTGCAGGTGGATTCACCGTCAACGGACGGTGAGCAGTTCCTGGTGGACGCGTTATTCGATATCAGGAAAGCGAGCGCGATGCCGATGTTCTCGATTCCTGGCATTGGGCCGCGGTTGTAATGCCGTTGCCCGCGTTGGCTCCGCTGATCCCTTTGGCAGCGGGCTTGATTGGCGTTGGCGGCGCGCATCTCACGAATGTGGCGAATGCTCGTGAAGCGCGTCGCAATCGCCAGTTTCAGGAGCGTATGAGCTCGACCGCGCATACTCGGCAGGTTGAGGACCTGCGCGCGGCGGGTTTGAATCCGCTGATTTCTCGTGTTGGTGGCGCGAGCTCGCCTGGGGGCGATCGCGCTGAGATGGAAGATGTTGTTGGTCGTGGCGTGAGCAGTGGCATGGCCGCGAAAATGGCCATGGCGAATTTGAAGTTGCTCGAGGCGCAGACCTCGAGAGAACATGCTCAGGCGAATGTTTCCAATGCCCAGGCTGGCGAAATTATCGCGAGCTCTCAGGGTCCGTTTGGTCGTATCCAGCAGGTTCATACTGCTGGTGAGTTGGCGAAAATGAATTTGGAGCAGCAGAGGGCGTTGTTGCCGGTTGCATTGGCGCAGGCGAAGGCGCAGCTGTCGGCGACGTTGAATAGCGCAGAGGCTACGCGTGCAGCTGCGCTGCTCGACCAGGCTGCGTTGGAAGGGGCCAAGAATATCGAAGAGCTTGAGAAGCGTCTTGGGCCTGCTGGTCCGGCTGTGCGGATGTTGTTTGAACTTCTTCGGAACCTGAGAGGAGCGATTCGGTAATGGCTCGCGATTTGGTGAGGTATCAGAACTATCGAGCGCATATGCTCGGTGGTCTCGCGCCAGGTGATCTGGGCGAGTTGTTGGCTGTTGATACGGGCGAGGAATCGCTCGTGCAACAGCATTTTGTCGACGAGGTCGATATCAATTCGATCATGCGTCGGTTTGGTGTGACGGGTCAGTTGCCGCGAGGGAATCTCGGCGGCGTGTATGGTGATTTCACGGGAATCACCGACTACGAGTCTGCGGCGGAAGCTGTGCGTCGCGCAGATGAGGGTTTCATGCGGCTGCCGGCCGACGTGCGTGACCGGTTCGGGAACGATCCGGGCACGTTCAGCCGTTTGGCTCATGAAATGAGCCAGGAAGATTTCGAGGCTGAGTTTGGATCAGGTGCCGCCCCAGCGGCACCTCCGGCTGCAGCCGCTCCACCCGCAGGTGCGGGTGGTCAGCCCGAATAGGGCTGTGGCTTTGTAGGATTGGCCAGGATGGTCGATCTGGCCTTAGGACCGGTCTCCGCAAGGGGCCGGTCTTTTTTTGCTCCCGCAGGGCCGCCAGGCGCGAGCGAGCGAAGGACCGGTAAGCCTGGCCAGGTGCGCGTGCGCGGGCGCTTCGTCCGTGCGTGCGGAAATGGCATGGCTTACTGATCGAGCTATGCGAGCGCCAGCTGGCGGAATTACTATTTGTTAATAGTTAATGGATAATGATATAGTTGCCCCCCATTGAAGGGGGGGCTTGCGGGGGGGTCTAACTTTAGTTACGCACACAGTGTGTCTTGGTTACTGTGTGCTGAGTGACACCAGCATTGTGTCTGGTGGAACGATTAAGTATTTTTGGGTAAGTCCAGGTTCTAGTTTACATAATCTCTATTCTTTCTTGAGCTGCTGGCACACTTTTTAAAAAGGGGGTGAATTGGAATGCCGCATCGGTTCAAAGTGAACAAGCGGAAAGGC